CAAATTAAACTAAATCTTCACCGAAGAATAAGCCGATTTCGCGCTCTGCAGATGCAAGAGAGTCAGAACCGTGGATGATGTTGTGAGAAACAGTTGTTGCGTAGTCACCACGGATTGTACCTGGGTTCTCGTTATTCTTATCGGATATAAAATTAATTACCGGATATTATCAGATTGGTATGTCGGTTAAAATAATCGAATTGTACGTGAGGCATACTTGGTTTTACCCTCTACGATTCAAATATACACTATCCATATATCGGTAAGCAAGCGCAGGTTTCTGCTATATTTAATAGACGTTTACAATTACCTTCCATTTCTCATATCGTAAATTTCGTTAACTATTGCACCAATTTCATATCCTCGACCCTTCCGCCACATGAAATACACTAACTCTGCAAGTTCTGCTTGTGAATAATATAAGCCGTTACAACCCCCGTAACTGCCTAACTTCTCACATAATAAATCTGATATTTCCAATATAAAACCGTTCTGATTCGTATGTAATTCTAGCTCTTTACGTATCTGATCTACTGATAAATTCCGTGTATGCATTCCTAATCACCTTCCTTACGGACAAAGTATAACGCCTTTGATTTCAGAATAAAATCCACTAAATTCCCTGTGTTAATAATGATAAAAAGAGGAAACTCGACGGATATTAGTTCGCTATATTATGCAGTATTGTTATATTACGGAGAAATCGCTATGACGCAAAACTGATGCAAGATCAACAATATTCCTAAATAACAGGAATAAATAACATATATAACCTATTGATAAGCGTCATTCAGACGATTCGAGACGGCCGACTACCCTTTTAAACGATTCTCGAAACGTCTAACAACGCAAGAATTTCTATTCTTTATAATAAATATATTCAATTTAGTATTTATAGTTCTAATTCGAACAAAGTTACCATAAATAATATAGAAAATAAAAAAAGCACCAGTTGTTAAACGGGTGCTACATTAGCGGCAAGTGAGACTAATGTTTTAGAGTATTAAGGTAATATACAATGGTCGTTAACTAAAGTTTCACTACGTGTGTGTTCTGGTATCCAAATACGACCATGTCGAGTATTTCGGAAATGTCCACGTACTTTATGTGAACGACGTTTATGAGGAGTTAATTTACACATAAAACATCACCCTACCTTTCATTTGAAAGTCTAGGGATACTATTTCCTTATACTCATTTTTCAAAATACACTTGCCATCTCGTATGTATAATGATAACATGGTGTCATTCAGGTTTTATACATATCGAGTATTTCTTACATGAAGTATTCCTTTTACCTTTATACCGGCAAGTATAAAAGTAAATGCTTAGGGGAAAATAGCATTATATATCCCTAGCAAATTTTATTGTACCATGAATTTTCCAAAAATTCTAGTACTCTTTTTACAAACACTACTAAATATGTAGTGTTTTTTATTTTTTGTCAATTATAATCTATTTTTAATATAAATCCATTACTATTATCTCTATATCTAATATATTAATGTACAATTATTGTATAAATTTCAGTCATAATATATAAATACCCCCAAATGAAAAAAAGTTGTTCGCAAAGTCAGAACAGCAGAAAGCATCTGTCAGAATCGAGGCCCTTGGGGTCACGGACTTTTGACGCAAAAAAGAACGATCAAGCTCGTTTGCTCAATCGTTAATTAATTCGTTTGCTTTTCGTTTTCTTCTTTCTCTCGCTAAAGTTGCGACTGAAATTCCAGTCCTTGCTTCGACTTCTTTATAACTATTCGATTCCAATAGTTGCATAGCGTTGTCTAAGTGTTTCTTATCGAATTTCTTAGGTCTGCCTTCGCGGAAATCATCACGTTGCTTTGCGATTGCTTTGCCTTCTTGCGTTCGCTCTATTATTAGATTACGTTCCATCTCTGCCACTGCTAGTAAGGTAGTGAGGAAGAAACGTCCCATAGTCGTATTCTCTAATAGTCCTACGTTAAGTACATGCACGCGTACACCACGCTCGAATAACGCCTCGACAACATCGATACCTTCTTTAGTGTTACGTGCTAATCGATCAAGTTTCGTTACCACTAACGTATCACCTTCCGCTAGCAACTCCATAACTTCATTAAATACCGGCCTATCCGTCTTAGTCCCCGTAAACTTCTCTTTATAGATTTGCGTACAGCCTTCTGACTCTAACGACTGAATTTGCGACTCTAAATCTTGTGCTACCGTTGATACCCGAGCATATCCGTATTTAGCCATTATTTCGCCCCTAACTTTTGATAACAAGTTTTGATAACGTTTATAAGGCTATCTTATCGTATCGGCAAAACGTTGTCAATACTGTTAAGTTTTGATAAAAAATAAAATTGTAATTTATATATTTTTAGGTTATAATTGGTTTCGGAAGGGTGGCCGAGTGGTTTAAGGCGTCCGTCTGAAAAACGGATAGGCTTTTCGGAGTCTCGAGGGTTCGAATCCCTTCCCTAAATATCAATAAATAAAGCACCTAATATGGGTGCTTTTTTCTTTTAATTACAAAAGGTACAATCGGATAAGTCCGATACCCCGTGAGTTTCGGCAGACCCCGCCCAATCCGACTTCCTACCCGCTGTTATCTGCGTTAACATTACGTTATCTCACTTTACACGAATCGTAATGATTACGACTTTCTTCTATTATATGTACCGGCGAAACCTTCGTATTATGTAAGGTAATGTAAAGTGTTTTGAGTGCGCGTCCATCCAGACCCTCTACCCGTCAATTATGCGTCAAAACTAAAGCCTACTATAGTCGCCTTTTCGATTTTCTTCTATATAATGTAGTCAATTTCGGAAGGTTTAGTAAATGACGGATTATGCCGATTGCCAAACGGTGAGAAACGTTGAGAATCAAAGTGTTTTAAGGGCGCGTGCATTTCCGTCATCTGCCCGATATGCTCCGATATACTAGAGTCGAAATTGCGTTAAAATCAGACATAATCGGAACTATGTATTTGAAGTTTCTTCTATATAATGTAGTCAATTTTGCGTTATGTCCGATTGCGATTATTTGAAATCGGAGTTATTACGAAATTAGGCATAAAAAAAGACGGGCAAGCAACGCTATAAAAGCAGATGCTCGCCCGTTTGTTATTCGTCCGATAACGATAATACATATAGTTGCTGCTGATGTTCTGCTTCGAAAACTAACACACGAACGCCTACTTTCAGCTTATTCTCGTATTCAATAGTCGCGACTTGACCGTTTATCCTCACCGTTTCAGTGTAAGGCAATAATTGCGGATTACAGATAATAAATGGGTCAGGTGTTTCGATTGTGTTACCGTCCAGGATAATACTAATTGGATTCTCACTCGTAACGGTTGCTATCTTTAGAGTACCGCCAGGATTATATCCCACGGCCTGCATTATCCCAACCAGCCGCGTACCACCACTACCTTCTGTTGGAACCTTTGGTTTAATAAGCAACTTGCATCGCCTGCTTTTCTATTAATTTTGCTAACCTAAATGCAATCTTTTCGATATCGGCATCCTCACGCACAGTAAAGTTATTACCCGTAATAACGACTCCTCCGCCTGGACCTCCGCCACCTTGCGCTTGCTCTTTGTTTTCTTGCGCAGTAAGCACGCGCTCGCCCTTATGCAAACGAGCTGAGTAACCGTCATATGGAACGTTGCTAATTCCGTGATAGTGCGATTTTGCATTGTCGTTGCCACCACCTGGTATTAATTTCTTCGCCCAACTAACGGCTCCTGAACCGATTTTACTGATCCAATCGGGAACTTTAACCTTCCCTAAAATACTTGCGAACTCTTTTAAATGTCCAGCAGCCGTACTTATCCAGCTACCCACTGTTTTGAACACCGGCGTCAATGCTTTTACGACTTCTGTTGCCATACCGAATGCTTGAGTAAACGCTCCAGCCAGGAATGCTACGAATGGTCCAACGATTGTATCCCATCCCAAACGTAATACCTGGAATACTACGCCAAGCACCGCACCAAACAACTTGAGAATTGGTCCAGTTACTCCCCAGAACATCTGAAACGCTGCTGTAATGAACTGAATCGCTGGAGCAAGTACGTTATTCCACGCTAGAACAGCAATATCAGCGATAATCTTTAAATTCGTCCATAATCCGTTTAAGACTGGCTTCACAATGCCCCATAACGATTGAAGTACCGGCACTACAACTTTGTATATCGAGGTAAATACTGATGAAAACTGTTCCTTCAACGTTGCAACTCGCGTCATAATGGCCTTGATTTGATCCGATGAAAACAAAGCCTTTAGCACGCCTTTAACTCCGCCTACCTTAAATAAATCGAATAATGCACGTACTTTCGTTTTGATTCCGTCCACTACCGAGTTAATCTGATTCGCTATATCTGGAGGAAATAGCGCACTAATTAAGCCGCCTGTACCACCTGTCTTGAATGCGGACATTAGCGTTTTAACCTTGCCAACTATACCGTCAATGATTCCTCTAAATGTCTCGCTATTGTCGTAAAGAGCCTTAAATCCAACGGCTGCAGCTGATATTCCCATTGCTATTAGCGCTATTGGATTCGAAAGAGCCGCAATTGTACCTACGACCGCCAAAGCGCCAACAAACGTTGCGAATGCTCCTGCAGCATAAGCGATTGGTTTACGAAACTTCACGAATAAGTCATAGAGCGAAATGGCTTTATCGGTTACTTTGCTGAGCATACTACCCAATTTATTACTGATAGAGGTCGTATCAAGTCCATCAAACATCTTATTTAGTCGCTTTAAGAAGCCTCCAAGTTTTGTATTACTCTCCATCCCCATTTTTCTAAAGAATGTCTGCGACTTCTCTTCGAGCTGGGACCACAATCCTTTTGTTGTATTTCCCATCTTATTAACCATTTCATCTGTAACACCCATTTTGGTTAACAACTTATCCAAGCCAGCCATCTTAGCAGACATGCCATCCATTTTAGTGATTTTTTGCAATTCCTTTTTATCTAGTCCGACTGCCTCGTACATTGAAACGTAGTCACCTTGCATAAGCTCTTTTGTTGAGAAAGCTGCCTGTTGAGTGTCTACGCCAGAAAGTGCTTGTATACGTTCAACTAGTCTCCAAACTTGTTTTAGCTCATCAAGGTTTTTGCTGATCCCAATGAATGCTTTTGAGTTTGTCATCATGTCCGTACTGTTCAACACAGGACTATCAATTGCTGCTTTCTCAATCATTTGAAGATATTTTTTTGCTTGCTTATCGTCTCCAAACATACCGCTAATGGCCATCGCATTTTGTTCATATCGCGCTGCAGCCCCAATCGTAGCATCAAAAAGACGGGATGCAGCATTCGCCGATAAATAAGCTCCCGCTAATCCAACAAGGGCGCTTTGCATACCGCTAAAACTCGCACTTAAGCCGCTAGCCCCCACACGTAAGCCTGTCATCCGAGTAGAAAAGTTACCCATACGATTTGATGTTGAAGATACAGCGCTACCAAACCTATTTAACGCTGTTTGAGATTGACTTACCGACTCACTTGTCACTCTGCTTGTCCGATTCATCCGGTCCATCATTTGAGTAATACGTCTTAGGCGACTAGTCCCCTGGTCTCTGACGCGAAATATTGCGGTTAGATTTACGGCCATTTAGTTTCCTCCTTGCGATGTGCCAGTCTTTTCAAACGCCCTAACTCTTTGGCAACTTCATTTCCGTTCCTACGCGTTAGTTTTGCGTCTGATTGCTTTCCGCTAGAGCAATATCTGATCGCCGCATTCAACGTCATAATTACTAACCTTTTTAAATTTTTGTGTACATCTAGTTGAGTCGCTTTTACTTCTGTCTCGATTGCTTTTAGCTTCGGCAACATCGACTCACGCTTACTTATATCTGCGTTTAATAACGCGCCTGCTAAAAGTGTGGCATTTGTTAAAATCTCTATTTCTCTGTCTGTGTTATTCATTCCACATATCCCCCTTGCGTTAATTTGAATAAAAAAAGAGGCGCCGTAGCCGGTAGAAGCCACGACGCCCAAAATGCGGTGCTACAATACCGCTAAGTTCGGAGATTGGACACCAGGTTTTCCACACCTAATGCCCTATGACATTTACAGCCCCGTAGGTAAGACACGACTCACGCCGCATCAAAGGCTTGGTGGCGGAATAATCCGCCGTAATAAAAAAGAGGCAGCGAAATTAATCGCTAACCTCTTGGAATCTATTAACCTAAGTTTTTAATACGTGCGTGTGCTTTCTCTTGCTTAAATTCAAGTGTGTATTCACCGATAATCATGCCTGACTTTCTGTCGCCATTCTCCGGTAATTCCTTATGGAAGAACGATCGACCCCCTAAAGGCTTAATTGCCATACGGTTAATATCGACGAAGAAGATTTCATCGTCTTTTACGTTGTTGTTCATGATAATCGGGAACTCTCCAAAATCGGTAACTAATTTATCAACTGTTTGTCCACGCGACGTCTCTGATTGAACAATGCGAACTTTATCGCTTTGTAAATCGCTAATAGCAACCTTTTGCACCGGTGAAACGATGTAAGCATACTGACCTCCGCCAGCTAACCCACCATTTTTAAACACTGCATGTGCAATATCACGTAGCATAGTTAAATTAACTGCTGTATCGCTAGCGTTAATTACATTGGTTTTAATGAATTGGCGAATACCACTCATTTGTCGTACAGAACCATCATCATACTTGATCCCACCGATTAACGCCTTTTCAAGTTGCAACGCAAGTTCTAGCTGCTTCTTAGCTTTTTCGTAGTTATATAAGTCATCAATACCGTATTGTGATACTTCTTCCGCTGATCCCGTTACTGAAACAGTGTCAGTAAAGATTTGCGTATAATTATCGACTCGAA